CCACGGCCGAGTGCCCAGCCCCGAAGACCCGCGAGTGAAGATCATTGACCTCGACCGGCTGCAGCGGGACCGCGACTCGATCTGGGCAGCCGCCTACACGGCCTACCTCGCGGGCGAGCCTTGGACCTTCTCGTCTCACGAGTTGGCCCAAGTGAACGGCTACATCGATGGATTCACTGCCGACAGCGGCATTGCCCCCTTGGTCGCCCGGGTCTTAAGCACTCACACCACCGGGCTGATCAGGGGCCGCCGCTACGTCCTGCTCAATGAGGTGATGCAGCAGATGGGCATCGAGGTGACCAAGTTTGCCCACATGCGGACCGCGGTCAGCGACGAGCTGAAGCGGCTGGGCTGGGAATCTAAGCGGGTCCTGATCATGGCCAAGTTGACCCGGGTCTGGCTGGAGCCGGCAAGGGGGCAGTCATGAGCAAGAGGCGCAACTCGGACCGCGACGGCCGCCACCCAAAAAGCGAGCCGGTCCGAGAGGAGGGCATCTCTCCGGCTGCTTTCCGCCGAGCCCGAGCGTCTTGGCTGAGTCTCACTGAGACAGCTGATTTCAGGCTCCTGCTGAGACTGGCTGCGCTGGAAGGCTTTCTTCCGTGTCAGTCGCATCAGTCTCAGGCGAGACTCACGAGATCAGCGAGAATTGACGACCCCCTGTCGCTTAAACCGGCTGCGGGGGAACCAGTCTCAAGGGGTTGACGCAAGAGCCTTACGAGTGCTTCCTTTCTGTCAGAAATAGAAACTCCACTGCGGACGCTTCATCTCTGTTCGCATCTCCTTCCGAACGCGCCCTGAATACCCGCTAGCCTCTGTGCGCTCCAAATCCGCATCCCATTGGCGGAAAGGGGGAAAACATTTCTGACAAGAAGGAAGCACCTATGCCCCAGGTGCGTCATGCCCCCCGGTCCCCTTCCAGCCCAACCGATCACAGCGAAGAGACCTCGTCATCGGCTCCCTAGCCACGCCGAACGGCTCCCGGCCTTTCCAGTCGTACCAAGCGGCTTTGGCTTCGGTGCCCTGGCCAGGGTCTCCTGGCTCCCGCTTGTCCCGCCCCTGGGGTCCGCGCCGGCCTCCTCGGATCAAGCCTGCGCTTTAGCCACCAATCCTCGAACTGTCCACCATGCTCCTTGAGTTTCACGGCCACCAGTCGGTTCACCCCCTCGAAGGCCGCGACCGGCCGATCGTTAATCGCCTGCTCGCCTGCACAGCGGACACCGCCACCGACACAGACGTCGTCGACCTGGCCCGCCTGGTCACCCGCTACGCCGATTTCCAGGGCGCCTTCCCCCTGAAGAAGGACTTGATCCAGGTCGCCAAGACCATGGGCTTCGCCAGTCGCGACGCCCTCAACGCCGCTGCCAGGCGCATTTGGCAGTCCGGTTACTCGCCAATGAGCGATCAGGCTGACACAGGTGTAGGATCTGGCGCAGACGTGCAGGCGGCCGAGTGAGGCGGCTGCACGTCGTCCCTTCTCTTGAAAGCTTCTTGCTCCCTTACAACTACTCCCAAACACTTATGCAGCACTACGGAGAACCAGACCCTATCAACCCTGGCTCTGTCGGAGGCGCAGACATTGCTGCAGCCGAAGCCGCCCTGGAGGCTGAGCCGGAGGGGGAGGGGCCAAGTGTTGAGCAAATGTATTACTGGGCTTTGAAGTCGATTTACAAATATGGCTCGGACACTTTGTCTGAGCAGGCAGACGACCGAGGGTGGCTACGCGCCGCAGTGGCTGAGATGGTACGCCGCGCCCAGGAAAGTTTGGACTACGGCGCTCCAGTCACCCCGCCAGCGCCGGAGCCAGGGACGCCTCCAAATGATGCTTGGTGGCGCGAACTCATCAACGAGATCGCCAGGGTTCAGCATGTTGCAGCAAGCGAAGGCCAGGGCGGACGGATGGACCTAGCCAAAGCTGTTGAGTTGTGGTGCCGCCCCGCCACCCCGCCAGCGCCGGAGGTGGGGGAGGCCATCCAACCGACCGGGAGATCGGGCTTGACGTGGGAAGCTGCCATCCAGGGCTTACGTGGTGTACTGGCGGACCAAACAGAAGACGCTATCCAGCGGGCCTGGCAACGCTCTCGGATCGTGACAGCTATGGACCTTATGGCGGCAAACACACCCACCCCGCCAGAGCCGGAGGTGGGGGAGGGGATGGAAGCGAGGGAAAGCGTCACACACGATTTGAAGGTGTGGAGTAGCTATTTTGAATCCTTACTTGACGGTACTAAAAACTTTGAAGTGCGCTTCAATGACCGGGACTTTAAGTCAGGCCACTACCTGCGATTGCGTGAGTGGTTAAACAACGAGTACACTGGGCGTGAGTTGACCAAACGTGTAACTTACGTTTTGCAAGGCGGAGTATTTGGCCTTGAAACGGGGTATGTGGCTTTGGCGTTAGCAGCAAAGCAATCCGAGCTTGCCACCCTGCTCCAGCAGCAGGAGGCCGAGCTGGCCACATTGCGGGGGGTGCCGGTGGTGGTGAGCGAGCGGCTGCGCCAGATCGGCCACCAGATGCGAACTCAAGACAACCGCTGCACTGCAAATCCGATTTTCCAAGTTCGCGGGAAGGAGCGTATTTACGGCCTTGATTTAAGCGCTTCCGATGAGGCCGTGTGGATGGACGATGAGTGGAACCCCGTTGACATCCCCGAGGATGCCGACCCTGACCAGCCGCCCCACGGCTTAACGGTGGCCCGGTACACCACTAGATGGAAAGTCCTAATGGTGGCATTCACGGAACAGGGATGCAAGGACCACCTGCGCCTTAATGGGCACAATTATCGAATATACGATGAGGTTGGTATCTACGTTGATTCTCTCAATCGCTGCCCTGAGATGATCGCCATCAGGGAGTTTCTTTTAGGGCTGCCAGCGCCCCAGGCTGGGGCAGTGCAACCGTGAGCACCTCACCACCATTGCCAGCGGCCTACTCCGCCGGCAATGGTGTGACGATTCGTAGAACCAGGCAGTCCCCTGATTCGTGGGCCGTTCACAAAGGGGATATGTGGCTCGGCAACCTGGAATGCCTTTCGACTGATGGCGAATGGGTCTACGAGCCAATGCCATCGTTCCGAACCCAAGGATGGCTCGACGACCATCGCTTTGCTACCGCTGAATCCGCCGCAGCCGTTTTGGCTGCTGTTTCACAGCCTGCGCCCCAGATCAAAAAGACCCAGCTATGAGTATCTCAACCGTCAACTATCAAACCTCCCGCGATGATCTCATCGCCCGCATGGCTGATGAGCTGGACCACCTTCAGCCGCTGCCTGCGTTTCCACCTGTCACGTCTCATCCGCTCGCCGCCGAAGCGCGCGCTTTGCTTCAGCTTGGCTTGTCGCTAGTGGTTGCTCCAGTTCCGGTAAGTGAGCGGCCATGGGAGCGGGAAGGTTGGTGTCATCCCGAAACTGGAATGTGCTTGATTGAGCAATGGTGCGCCGATGACATTTACTCGATAACATGGAAACTTCAGCTTCCGATTAGCGAGCAGGAGATAGAAAAAGGCAGACATTGCACGATCAAGGCTGTTTACCCTGAAGGGCGAGTCGATAACTTTTTGCTAATGTTCGGCAGATCGCTTCCTTTTGACAGCACCTTTTTGGCAGTGCCTATTCAGCCATGACCGCCACCACTTTCCTCTTTGTCTATCTCACGGGCATTCCTTTCGTTTGGTCTGCTCTTGTTATCTGGAAGCCCGGCGTAGTCTGGTGGGAGCGAGCGGACCCAGCTTTGTGCCTGGCTAAGGCTATTTTGTGGCCCTTAATTCTTTTACTCTTTTTCTTGCGACTTTTCTGGGCGCTTCTCATTCACACCCTCTCGGCGCTTTTTGATCGTGGCTGACACCTTTCGCTCCATCCGCTATCCCAAAATCCCTAAGGACTGGGACCAACGTTTCCTGTACATGGCTGCCACCGTCGCCGCCTGGTCCAAGGACCCCTCGACTAAGGTCGGCGCCGTAGCCGTGCGCCAGCGGCGGGTATTAGCCACCGGCTACAACGGCCTGCCTACCGGCATGATCGACAGCGTAGAGCGCTTGCTCAACCGAGACGTTCGTCTCGCTTTAACAATTCACGCTGAGCTGAACTTGGTCACTTTTGCGGCCCGTCACGGCGTCTGCCTTGATGGATCTACCGTTTACACTTACCCCTTGCTGCCTTGCAGCAATTGCGCTACCGCTTTAATTCAGTCCGGTATAACCAAAGTGGTTGCCCCGGACTTCGTCATGCCGATGCGCTGGCAGGAATCCATCACCCAGGCCAAGCAAGCCTTCCTAGAGGCCGGCGTTGGCGTCGAGTTGCTGGCCATTGAAGGCCCTCTGCATGTAGCTGCTGCGTCGAATCCAGATCGCGATGACCACGAGGAAACTGAAGACGCGCACTTGCGGCTGGTGTAATACCACGCCAGCGCTTATGCTGCGCCCACTTGCTCAGCAGACCTTGCACAACTGTCCTCCGGGATCCCGCGTCAAGAACTCCCTTGACGGCCGTCTGGGCATGATCTGCAGCTCGCCAGAGCGAGCGCGAGCGTCTCTTGCCTTGGTTCCGGTCATGGTAGAGGGCTCCACCCGCCGCGAGCTTTGGGCCACCCATACCACCAGACTGCTCCCTCGAGCCGAGCAATTCGTCGCCCTGGGTGGCACGAAGAGCGCGCCTGCCGGCTACCCTCTGACGCCTCTGGACGGCTGATGGCCCGCCGGCGCAGCGGCTGGTACCTGGGCGAAGGCTTTCACGCCGAAGTGGCAATGGGTAAGCCCTGCCTGTTCGCTCGCCACAGCCACGGTGCTCGGGACTACCGCAGCCAGCGCTACACGGACACCCAGGCCTGCGTTCAGTGCGTTGCAGAGCTGGTTCGGCCAACTTTGAACCTGGATGTCAATGCGGTTCTGCGCTCCTACCAGTTGCACTATTTGGAGTTCTGGGCCCTGGTTGACGTGCGCGGGGCGGATGATTGCTGGGAGCACCAGAACCGAGTCCTGGATTACGGCCGCAGCAGCTGGTCTCTAAGCGTGCGTCGCCCCACCTGGCTTACTGGCGGGCAGACACGCATTGCTCCCTACCGGGTCGCTTCCTGGTTTTCCTGGGGGGACACGGGCGCACTAGAGGTCAAGCCGGTCTGCGGCAACCGCGCTTGTTGCAATCCTTTGCATCTGCGAGTGGTGCACGTTCCCCACTTTCACCGGGCGGCCACGATCGATCGAGTCGATCTATGCCTTCAAGTTGAGCAACACCAGAGCTACACCAGCAAGCTGTTGCAACGGAGCACAGGGCGAGTTCCCGTAGAATCCAGCTCTGCCTCTCGGTGACCATGGGCTGGACCTCCGACGATTACGAAAGAAGCATCGGACTGAAGGGCGGGCAGGAGCTCCGCAATCCGGGATCGGACAACGCTCGGTTTCGGGCCGACCTTCAGAACTCCCAATATCAGGCGACCGCTAGGCAGCTTGGAATCAAGAGCCTGGACAGCGCCAATGACCTGGCCAAGGTCATCAGCCATCTCAACAGCCAGAAGCAGTCCGCATCTCCTGTGACCCCCAGTGGCGCCGGCGGCTCTTCCGCGGCCCAGGCCACTACCGCCACCAAGGACCGGGCTGAGGCTTCTTATCGCGAGTCTCTTCCCGCCACCACTCCAAAACAGAACCCCTGGGTTCCCCTCAAGTTCGGAGGCGGCACCGGGGACGAAGCCCATAATTCCCAGGCCCGCTCCAACAACGCCAACCTGGCCACCCAGGGGATGCTGGACGCGGCCCGCGCCACCCAGGAGAGCACTACCAAGTCGGCCGATCGCTTCGACGCGATGGCCTTTAACTCCTCCCAATGGATGGCGGATATTGACAGCCGCAACATGAGCGCCCTGTCCCCGAACCTCGCCCTGCCGAAGAATCCGACTGAAGCCCTGCAGGGCTTCTATGGCGACATCTCCGACAAGATGAAGGGCTACCTGTAGGCGGTCTTGCCTGGCTCAAAGTGTGTCTGTATAGTGCAGCGAGTCGCAACCTCTTCTTGTCTGATCTCCAAGCGCCTGATCCTCTCTTTCGGGCGACCACTCTCGACCGCTGCTCTAAACCTCAGATCTTGTCCTGGCAAGCGATGCACCAGGACTACAGCGAAGAAGCCGTTGCCGATGAGCCGGTCCCGGGCAGCGAGCAGGAGGCCGGCGAAATTCTTGTCAAGCACTTGCTCAAGGGCGAGAAGGGTCACTACGGCCCCCTTGAGCACCCGTCGATCACCTTCAACGTCATCGGCTTCCCTCACGACCTGATGCAGCAGGCCCGCACTCATCGGGTCGGGGTTTCGTTCGATGTGCAATCCGGAAGGTACACATCTCAGAGAATTGTTGACGTGGTCACAGGCAAGCGTCCACTGGAGGAGGTGTTCTATCTGCGCCCGGTCGGGACCTACCACGACCGCTTCGGGAAGAAGTATGACTACAGCGAGCACGACCGGGAGTGCGACCTCGGGGCCTGCGTTGGACTGGCGACCACCTTTGCCGTCAAGATTGATCTCGGCATGGCTGAAGAACACGCCCGGGGCCTGATTCCCTGCTGCATCCGTCAGCATTTTGTTGTGAGCTTCAACGCTCGTTCTTTGATGCACTTTATGGATCTGAGGGCTAAGGCCGATGCTCAGTTGGAGATCCGCCAGCTGTCTGCGATGCTCTTTGCTGAGTTCAAGGATTGGGTTCCCCAGATCGCCGAGTATTACGAAACCAAACGCCTGGGCAGGGCCCTACTGGCCCCGTGATCGACCACAGCTGGATGGAGAACGTGCTTTGCTGCAGCGACGCCCGGATCAATGCCGCTTACGCCAACGAAGACGGCGAGCTGGCTGAGCGGGAGATGGATGCGGCGTGGTTGCTTGATCCAGTTCGATTTGTTTCCACTTCCTTTGATAACCCCTGATCATGCCCCGCCTCAATCAAGAGCAAATTCTTCACCAGTTCTTCCCCGACATTTACACCTCTCCAAAGCCCGAGGTGATGCGCCGTATTGGCACTATGGCCTGCCGGCTGGTGCTGCTCGACATGCTGGGCTCCTACGAAAACGCCCGGGCCGAGCGCGGGCCTGGCGCCTTGGTGATTCGCATGGTCGAGGGCAAGCGCGACGCTGTCTATATCACCGTCGCGGACTTTGAAGCCGACGAAGAGTGCGCCAAGGAGTGCGACGACTTTGACGCTGTTGGTTTCCTCCATTCTGTTCTTGGCGCGATCGACGCCCTCAACCACTGCACTCACGCCTTGTTTGTGATGGTCGAGAGCCAGGGCGCTTCTTGCGTGGCCGTGCCTTTCGAGGCGCCTGAGCGAGCGATCGCTGAGATGCTCAAGGAGGCTGCCCCTTGAGCCGGCCCAGCCGCGGCCGGATCCCGGAGCACAGCGAGTACATCGCCAGTGCTCCGCCCGATGACTTCGTCACCGCCAGCCGGGTGGCCATGGGCGGGATCGACCTGGATCCCTACTCCACCAAGCTGAACAACGGCTTGATCGGTGCCCGCACCATCTACAACACTAAAGAGCAGTCTCTCGATGAGATCCTGCAGCGTGAGTGGGGCCCGGTGGGCCAGGGCCGCACCATGGTTTTCTGCCCCAGCGGCATGGACCCCAATCGCCGAATGCTCCACAAGCTGCTGGAGGAGTACCGCGCTGGGCGAGTCAAGCAGGCCACCATCCTGCTGACCAACAGCGAGAGCGCCACCAAGTGCCCTTGGATCTGGGACTTCCCTGTTTGCCTCCCCTTCCGCCGGCCGCGGGTGCGCTGGTGGAACAGCGAGCTGGGGCGCTTTGATACCTACACCCCGCCCCACTGGGGCTTTGTGGCCTTCTTCCCGCCCGCCGAAAGTTCAGCGTTTCTTGAGGGCCTCAACAGCTTCCATGCCGCCTTCTCTCCGATCGGGCGGATCGTCTTCAACGAACTCAGCGGCGACCAGACCTGGCAGACTCACTACCGCCAGCTGTACCGGAAGGGCTATTCCTTCCGCCCCCACGAGAAGTGAGCCCGCCCCTGCACAGTTTCCGGTTTCCGACCGGCCGCCACTGCCCTCTGGATCGCGCCATCGTCTTCAATAGCAGCCTCACCTGGCGGCAGGCACTGCCCAAGGCTCTTCACCATCACCCTTCCCTCGTCCTACGCCGGGAGCAGGTGGAGGGCATTGCCAGGCTGGCCCGGGCCTTGAAGAACCTGGAGCCGACCAAGCCGCGCAGCAGGCACTGGGGTCCGGCCTGGTGGCACGTTTTTCAGTGGTGGGATCCGGCTTTCAAGGACTGGAGCAGCGGCCGGCGCGCCTTGATTACCCCCCGCTGCCATACCCCGCAGGAAGCGATACAGCTGCTCGAAGCGTCGCCATTGCGAGCCGTCCTTCGGGGCGGGGCGATTGAGGTGTTGATCCCGCCCCGCCCTAGCCGCCAAAGCGATTCTTGACTTCTTGGCGGCTGCCTTCAAACACTGCGTTCCCTTCTCGGCGCTCCGCCCCGCGCAGGGCTGAAGTGATGCCCCGCCTTCGGGCCGCTTCTACCGGATCGGGCTGGCCCGTGCTGCCGCCCATCACCGCCGCTCGCCGGTTGTCACGGGCGGCTCGCTGCAGGTAAGCCCCAATCAGTCGCTGGCTGCCAGCGCCTCGATCAACGGCATCGCGAGTCTCACGGTAACGGCGATCCATGGCATTGAAATTTGCAATTCGCAAGGGCGCGGAACGCCTGCTGTGGCTCTAGGTTACCCAAGCTGCACTCGCCACTTTATGCACCCTTCCAGTGACCCTTTCCCCGCCGACGCACGATCTGCTTACCCTCTGTTCTATCGCTCCTACTCCCGCCGCCTGGATGACGGCAGCCGTGAATCCTGGGAGCAAGTGGTCGAGCGCAATCTCAGCGCCCTGGTTGAGCTGGGTCGACTGAACCCTGAGCAAGAAGCCCTGCTGCGCCGGCACCAGCTGGACCTCACATCCCTGCCTTCGGGGCGCTGGCTTTGGGTCGGTGGCACCCCCTGGGCCACCGACCAGCGCAACTTCTATGGCGCATACAACTGCAGTTCGGTCCACGTCGATCAGCTCAGCGCCTTCGGGCTGCTGATGGACCTGGCGATGCAGGGGACCGGCACCGGTGCGGTGCTTACTCAGGCCAATGTCGACCGGCTGCCGAAGGTTGTTAACCGGCTGGAGATCGACTACCGCGGCTCCCTGGGTTCAGCTGCCCCGGATGAGCGCAGTCCTCGCACGGCGGCAAGGCTTGTTGACTGCGAGCATCTCCTGATCAAGGTCGGCGATTCTCGCGATGGCTGGGTCACTTCCTACCAGAAGCTCATCCAGCTTGCCTGCGGCGTCGGGTTCTTCAGTACCTCTGGCGCTATCAAGATCGCAATCGACCTGAGCTGGGTGCGCCCACCTGGCGAGCGGCTCAAGGGCTTCGGTGGGGTGGCCAACCCCTCGGCTCTCCCTGAGATGTATGCCCGGGTGGCAGGGATCCTGAACCGCGCCATTGGCCGCCAGCTCACGCCCCTGGAGTGCTGCCTGATCATCGACGAGGCCGCCCGCTGCGTCGTGGCCGGCAACATCCGCCGCAGCGCCGGCATGCGTCAGTTCGACGAAGACGACCTTGAGGCCGCCGGCGCCAAGCGCAATCTCTGGGGCCAGGACGAGCAGGGCCACTGGGCGATCGATCCGGAGCGCGACGCATTGCGGATGGCCAATCACACCCGGCTCTTTCACCGCAAGCCCACCCGCGGCGAAGTGCTCGAAGCGGTGCGCAGCCAGCACGCTTGCGGCGAGGGGGCTATCCAGTTCACCCCTGAAGCCCTGGCCCGGGCCAATGCCGACATCCTCGGGCCCCAGTGGTTGAAGGAGAGCTTTCTTGCAGTGATTGAAGAAGGCGGGCTGGAGGACGGCGCCAAAGGTCTTGCAACAATCCTGTTCGGCACGGGCGATCTCGATGATCTCGATCCCGAGCAGCGCCGGGAGTTGAGCCACCGCATGAGCAGGTTTGGGCTTAATCCGTGCGGGGAGATACTGGGCTCCGATTTCTTATGCAATCTCGCTGAAGTCCACCTCAACCGGCTCGACCCCAACGACTCCGGAGCGGTCGAGGAGGCCTTCCGCGCCGCTGCGCTCACGGTGTCCGTGCTGCTCCACCACCACTTCCGCGATGAGCGGATGCAGGAAGCCCGGCTACGGGACCCGATTGTTGGGGTGAGCTTTACCGGGCTGTTCGATTACTTCGTGCGCGCGCTGGGCGTCGACTGGCTGCGCTGGTGGGCCGAAGGCCGCCCGCCCCACGCCCAGGGGGCAGTGTTCTCCGCCTACGAGGTCAAGACCTTGCGCCGCTTCCGCGCCGTCGTTGAAGAAGAGGTGGCGGCCTACTGCGAGGCCCACGACCTGAAGGTCCCCAACCGCTGCACCACCGTGCAGCCCGCTGGCTGCCTGGGGCTCGACGCGGTGCGCGTCACCAGCCGGGGGCTACTGCTGTTCAACGAAGCGAAGCTGCTTTCGGCTTGGCATCAGGATGACCCCCTGCTTATTCGCGGCACACTACCTATGGTCGACACCGTGCGCAACGAGCCCAGGCCCGCCCTACGTCTCACCCTGGTCAGCGGCCGGCAGATCGTCTGCACCCCGGACCACCGCTTCTGGGTAGAGAGTATGGGCTGGGTTCAAGCTCAAGCTCTTCGGATCGGCCACGAGCTTCAAGCTTCCCCAGGAGAGCACTCCGGCCGGCCTGTCGCCACCAAGCAGCTGGAGGAACCTGAAATGTCCCCGGCCAAAGCCCCAAGCTCCCTAACGCCAGGACTTGCCTATGTGGCCGGGATCTCGCTGATCAAGAACCCCGCCCGGGTCACCTGGCCGGCTCTGCGCAACATGGCTCCTGACTGCTTGCACTTCTCCTTCCCTTTCACGGAGGGAGCGGCCGCAGACCGCTTGAACGAGCTGTTCGAGGATCTATTCGAGACACCGCTCAAGCGGCGGCTCTCGGGCGGCACCTTTCACTTGTTCAGCCGCGAGGCCCCCTTGCGCCGCTGGCTGGAGATTAACGGCCTCCTGATCGCCGATACCCCTGAGACCGACCGGCTGCCCCTGACCTTGCGCCAGTCCACCGCCAGTGCGATTCGTTCGTTCTTTGCGGGACTGATTGATGCGACGGCCAGCAAGATACGAAATCAGCCGCCTGTCATCAAGATCCAAAGCGAGCCCCTTGCCCGCCACCTCCAGCAGGTAGGGGAGGCCGTGGGCCTGGTCTTCCGCCTGCAGCGCCACCAGAACGGCAAAAGACCCTACTGGAAGCTGACCCTTTCGCGGTTCTGGAGCACTGCTCCAGCCCTGGACTATTTGGCCACTTACAGCCTCCACTGCCAGGGACGGGATATGCGCAAGACGCATAACTGCTTCGGGCACCATTACTGGCAGGTGGCCGCTATCGAGCAGATCGAAGACACCGTCACCGCAGACATCTGCTTGGACGCTGATGACGACGATGCCTGGTACTGGGCAGGTGCTATCAAGAGCCACAACAGCAAGTCCTTGTTGACCAATGCCTCTCCAGGCTGGCACCCGCCCAAGGCTCCCTACTACATTCGCCGGATCACCTTCGCCAAGGATGACCCGATTGCTTTGGCCTGCCTGGCCTATGGCTATCCTGTCGTCCCGTCTCAGTCCGACAAGGACGAGAGTGGCAGGCTGCTCAGCGACCCGCGCGACCCGCGTTGCACCGAGTGGCTGGTGGAGATCCCCACCGCCACGCCCTGGGCGGAGCTGGAAGGGGCGGCCGAGATTGACACCGGCAAGTTCCCTGCTTTGGCCCAGTTTGACTTCTACATGAGCGTGCAGAAGCACTACTCGGGGCACAACACCAGTGCCACCCTGGAGCTCACCGAGGCCGAGATCGAGCCACTCGCCACGGCCATCCACACGGCCATCGACACGGACCAGGGCTACATCTCGGCCGCCCTGCTGGCCCGCTTCGAGGACAAGGAGACTTTTCCGCGGATGCCGTTTGAGCCGATTAGCAAGGAGCGCTACGAGGTGCTCTGCGCCGAAGTTAAGCGGCGCCGCGTCAACGACTGCTTCTTTGGGGCTCTGGCCCACTTCGACAGCAAAGCAGTCGGCGGGGCCCCCCAAGTAGAGGGCCCTGCCGGCTGCGATAGCGACAGGTGCCTGATGCCGGAGGCCGGGCCCGGAGCCTGATCAGAACCCCCGCTCGTCGAGGTCCTCGTCCTCCCTCACCTGGTGGGCGAGGACGATTCCCTCTTTGTCGACCGCGCAAGCCGTCACCGTAATAGCCATCGGCTCTGCAGCAGTGGAACGGAGAAACCCCGCGCAAGACCACAGCACTGCTTCGACTGCGTCGGGGCCGAGCAGTTCTCGGTTGCCGATGCGTGACGCCAGTTTTTCCAGCTGCGCGGCCAGCAAGCCGGCTTCACTGCCGCTGGGAACCTGGCGGTACGGGAAGAGTGCCAATGCGGCGTTTCGCCCGGCCGTCTCGAAGGCCATCCCAACACCGCTGGGGAAATTGATATGCGCCTGACTCATCCCAACCCCAACTGCTGATTGATTTGATCCATCTGCTGGCGCATGGAGCCGATCGCCGCAACCAGCTGGTCTGTATTGACCCCGCTTAAGGCGGCCGGCGGCGCTAATCCGAACGACCCCGCCGTTCCGGGTGCTGGATTAAGCGGCCCGCGAACCATTCCGCTGCCGCTTAATTTCGTCACGGTCTCCCCCAAGGCCAGGTCCAGCTCCTGGCGGGTGACTACCTCTTGCAGTACTGGTTGCAGTTGTGTGCGAGTGACCGCAGAAGTGTTCAGCTGCTGCAGCGCCTGCAGGAAGGGCGTCAGTTCGTCGCGGGTGGGGCGCTGGCCAATTCCGGAACGCAGGTCTTGGATTACCAGGCCAGTGTCCCGCACGGAGCTGATATGGTCCCGGCGCAAGCGAGAGGTCGAAAGCCGGCCGCCGAGGAAGCCGCCAGCCCCGCCGACGACAAGTGCCACCGCGCCAGAGAGAAGGTAAGTGAGCATAAAGAGGAATCAGAGGCTGCCAGGTGCAGCAGGCAGCGTGAACTCTACCGCTCTTGACTCACTGGGACCAACGCTTGGCCAGCCGCCGCCGAAGCGGGTCGAAGTTCTGGTAGGGCGTCATGCTGCCGCTACCGGCCGGCGCTGGCGCCAGGAAATCGACCGAAGCAATTGTGCCGTCCTGACTGAGGACCCGGCCGGTGCCGCCCTGCCTGCCGATGACCGCTCCCTCGGGCACCTCTTGGCCCTTGGTCACATTGATCGAATCAAGGTGGCCGTAGAGCACGTCGACTTTCTGGCCGGTGGCCGGATCGATCGATTCCTTGACCACGTAATTGCCGTAGCCCTTGCCTGTCGCCCCCCGGCCCGAGCCCTGGTAGCCGATGTCCTTGATCCGTCCGGGCAGCAGGGACCGGAACTGCTTGTCCTCGAAGTAGAGATCAATCCCCGGCTGCCCTTGGTCGAACGAGGTCGAGACAGAGCGCTTGAATGGCACCGGCCCAGCACCACTGGCAGCCGGGGGCGAGCCGCCGCCGCCGGGCTGTCTTGGCGTGCCCTGGGCAGCCACCTCCATGGGGGCAGCAATCGCCTGCGGCGGGACACTGGCCGGGGGCTCACCGCTAACCATTTGAGCCAGGGTCCCAGCCATTCGCTGCCGGCCTTGGGCGCCCCTGGCCGCCAGGTATTGCAGCCCGGCATTGCCAGCCCCGGCCACTCCGCCGGCGGCGATCGCGCTGCCGATCGTGGCAAGTGCCAACGTCTCTGGTGTTTGCCCCCGTCCGGGCATTGGCATTGCGGTTGATTGGTTTAGCCCTCCGTAAGGATTCGGCACATCCAGGGACAGCTCCCCGGGGGGAACTCCCCCGCCTGCTGCGGGCCTTTGAAAGCTGGCCCCCGAACTTGGGGGCGCCCCCTTCGCGGCGGCGGTGAACTTTGCCAGCAGGTCGGCAGCCTTTTTGACTGGCTGACCATAGGCGCTTTTACCTGCCAGCGTCGGCAGCGAAGCCCACTCTGGCGCCAGCTTGGCCAGCGTGCCGGCGTCTACCTTGCCGGCCATCACATCGTCAAGGTTCACTCCGCGGCGCTCGATCAGCCGCATGGCCGCAGCATCTTGGCTGGCCGGACTGAAGTCCTTGAGC